TTTGCAAATATACAATTTTTAATTACTCCCGTATCACCAGTTCCAACATTAAACCCATATTCGCAATTTAAAAAACAGCAATTATATGCATACATTGTGCCCGCTGTAACAGTTGCACCATATCGTGTTGTATTTGTGCTGTTTTGTCCACCAATTACACTATTATATATATATAGGGTTGCATCAGCATCATCCAGTGTAACACACAATAATGTATTTTGATCACACTCAACTCTGCATGAATTTATATCAAACGTATCTCCGGCCTGTAAACCGCCGCCAAAAATAATGGCTTGTGAGAATGTAGCACTAACATAATGTCTGCGTGTTTGTAAACCGACTACTTTTAAATGTGTTGAACCGGACCAGGGCTGAACTAAAATCGTTTTATCATCAGTTACAACTAATCGATAACGCGAATCACTCCAACCGGTTTTTAGGGCTTCGTGTCCATCGGTTGCCCGAATCTGTATATAATAGGTTGCGCTGCTCTCCCAATCTGAACCGATAGACAATTTTGTAGTATCAGCATTTGTAACGCCTCGGCATTCCGCCTCAAGCGAATCACCCGTTGATGTTAAATCCTGTGCATTGTCGGCATCCCAATCAGCAAGGGACGGGTGAGCGTTAGCCCAACTTGAGCCGTCGCCAGCCCCACCAACTACATCAGGATCGACTTTATAATTGAGCATTATTTAATAACCTTTACAATCGGGCCAACATCTGATTTATCAACCATCTTCGCGTCTTTCAAATTCTGAAAATTATAAACAGTACCAGCAACCATAGGCGCAAATGTAAATTTATACCTGCTTTTATATTGGCAAAGCTCACCAGTTTTACCTAAATAAGTTACATTGATATTGTAACTGGAATTCACATAACGCTGCATTTCTTCAAAAGACAAATTTTCAATTCGTACCAATGCCCTGCGCTTTTTATTCCAACCGATCCCCTTATCTGCTGGCCGACACGAAACCAGGTCGCCTGTTTGAATACGTGCATTATATGTATAATCCCACAGGGCCAGCTTGTCAGCCTTTATAGCAACGGGCAATGCGGCAGAAATGATTGTATTTCGCTTGACGTTGTATGCCGTCAATGGATCCCCTCTACCTCCCCACTCTTCACAACAGTATACTAGAATCTCAACTGCCATTATACACACCCTATCATAATTTTAATTATTCAGTTGTTGAAATGTCAATATCACCACGTACTTTTATTATATGTGTTGCATCTACCCCTACAGATCGATATTCAAAAACTTGTTTTGCTGATATCGGATATACAGCAGCAAAAACAGTCTCCACATCATCCCACGATTCAATAAAACCACCTTCACCATCTGCGAGAACAGATAATTCCTGTATTGTAATCCGATGTTTTAATTCACTGGATATTGTTTTATCACCAACTCTTTTTATCTGTTGCATTAATTATTTCCTTTTAATTTTTCTTTAATCCATTGAATATCAATTTTTGATTCAATTATATGTTTTGATATTTCGGAATGATCCGAGCAGTGACCGTTAATACATTTATTACCATTCTCTTTTTTATGTTTATACATATCAAGTACAGTCATTCCACTAGCCACAACTATTCCACCAACAATAGTCAATAAATTTTGAATTAGTAATGTTGTTGTATCCATTAGTAATAGCACCTTTCCTGTCGTAACAAATTATAAAAATGTTCTGGAATAGTTGTTACTTCTCCAGCTCTGTTTTCGTATCTATATGCACAATAAAGCATTATCGCGTCCTTGATATATTGCGGTACTTCATCTGCATCCGGCGATAGCGTTGTTGTTGTTCCAACAATACCTGTACCGTCATATCCTGCAATAAATCTCAATTTGAAACTATCCATACTACGCAATGTTACCGAAGGCCAATAAATATTATATCCAAGCATAACCCTTCCGGGGATACTTGATGTATCTATAATAAAATCAGTCAAATCCATTGTGGTTTCTGTATTTTCATAATCGTAATATTTTATTGACTGTATACCAGCCAAAGGTGGCCGGGGAATTAATATCGGAGTTATCGGAAAACCATCTTCTGAGAGTTCCCATGTTTGCCTTATGTATGCCCTGCGTTGATAATTTTCAGCGGTTTCTCGCCCGGCTTTAATCCAACCTTCAATTATGGTATCTTCAGTATCGTAATCAATATGACAATACAATTTTACATCACTAACTGTAACCGGTTCAATTGCTGGCGGTGTTATTATTTTTAACATATTCCTCCTGGGAGTATATTTTTCCAATACTTTTCTCGGTTTCCCTGTTCGTGTATGATTATAGCGTTATTACTTTTCCCCCACTTAAATACATTGTCTTTTGTATATAATTTTTTTATTTTAAGTGTAGGCATTTTTTTTATCGTACATGCAAGCGCAGGCATGTCTCTTCTGATACCGCTTTTTCTCCAATTATTATTCCAATTTGAAAAAAAAGTTTTTGCCGCATCGGTTTTATTAAACCCTATTATTGCACCATAATAAATTTCAATAGGATAATTTATTCTCAATCTATCCATTGTTATTCTGTAATATGAGAGTGATTGTCTGCTATCTCTCCAAATACCATATAAATTTAGCATTATATCTCTATTATCAAGCATATCAAATACATTTTCAATACCTTTTTTCTGAATTATTGCATCACAATCCATATATATTGTTCTGTCAAATGGAGAATAATTTATCATAGTCGTCTTAACTTGTCGATTGTCCCGCGTTGCCATATCCATATATTCAACTCTTGTATTATCAATACTATCAAATTCATTTATCCTTATATTTGTCAATATTTTAAATGGAATATCAGTATATTTTCTCGAATATGATATAGTTTTCATCGCCATTTTATAAAATTCTTCTCCAAACACAAGAAATATTATTCCATCCATTACAATTTAGTTGCTTTCATTAAGAGATAATATCCTTTAGAACTTGCATGCATTTTATCCTCAGTTATCACATAAAAATTGTTGTTCTCAATTAATTTTTTGAGACTATTATTATCATATAGCCGGATATGCTGTTTTGACAAATGGCCTTTATATGGTACGGAAACAAGCAACCTGCCGCCGCTAGCAGTAACCCTGCCAATTTCCGACATCACGGCGTAATCATTTTTTACATGCTCTAATGTCTCCCCGCACATTACACAATCAAAATAAAGATCATTTTCTGGTATATTATCTGCTGAACCGGAGTGTAAAACAACATTTTTATTTTTATATATGCCCAATCTTTCTTTTGCTTGCTGAATAGAATCTGGGTTTATATCAATACCATGCAGATCAGTAATATCGTTGCGTTTTCCTGCAAGCCATAATCCTAACCCACCGGCACATCCTACATCAAGAAATTTACCTGGTGTCAATCTATCATAAAACCACTTAAAACGTGACACCTGATATTTGTGTTTAGGATGCACAGGAGAAAAATATCGCTCCCATGTATCATAGAGCTTTAACGACTTTTTCACCTTGCCTCCTAATAAGCTAAATATTTATCGTCAGGTGCCGGAGTAGTACCATCGTAAGGTGCCGGAGTAGTACCATCGTAAGGTGCCGGAGTAGTACCATCGTCAGGTGCCGGAATAGTATGTTTTTGTTCTTTTTGCAAATGTCTTGTTAAGTTTTTAACTACAAAGGCGGCACTTATATATTTTGAAGCCCATTCTTTTTGCCCTTGTATTATATTATTTCTTAACACGTCATCTTCTATGAGGGTTTTTAAATTGGAGTAAAATTTATAGTAGTCTGTTAATACTACTGGAATGTTAGGAAAATATTCGCTTGTGTCTGCCAGCTTTGCTCCGCTTATTACACAACAATCAAGCAACATGCCTTCAAGTCCGGATTTTCCTACTGCACCATTATATCTAATAATACCACCGAACCTTTTCTGGCTTATATTCGGGTTTTTATATGTCAATTGGTCTATAAAAATATGAGATTTTGCTTTTTCTTTTATAGTGCCAATCCAATCTTTATTAGTAATCTCAATATATTCTATATCAAATTCACTTTTCAATTTTCTTATTACCTTGGCAATTTGTTTTGTGCCCTTGATATTTGATACCCCCTTCTTACCAGGGGAATGACAAATAGTAATTTTATCATTTTTTTCTTTTGAAATATTATCAGGTATTTTTATAGTTTGAAACGCTGGAACATACTCACATTGCAAATAATCATGTAAATCCGGCATAGCGTATACCGGTAAATCATATTTTTCAATGATTTTATTACAATTTTTATGGTAAACACAAAAATTTGTATCACTAAATATTACTGCCACCGTGTTATAGTCGGCCATAGAAAAATATTTAGCAAAATGCGATAATCCCCTCATGCCAATGATAAATAAATTTTTACAATCTATTTTTTTTACTCTTTTAGAAAGTAAAGTTACTTTTGTATTCATAGCCTTTGCAAGAAATTCACAGCCAAAATATTTACCTCCAGGCGCTAATATTCCATATTTTTTTAACATTTCAGGTCTCCGGCTCCGTTATAAACAGTCAATCCATTGATTAATCGCAATTTATTTGTCAAAGATATGTGTCTTTCTTGCGGTATTTTGCATTTTTGATAGTGCCACGATACCCATATTGTTTTCAATATTGATATCGTACCATCTGAGATACATTTTTCCAGTATATCATATTCTGCACCTTCGATATTTATTTTTGCCATCACATTATCCGCAATAGTGAAATTATCGGAAAGAAATTTTGAAAAATCCATACATGGCGTTTTAATTGGTGCATCTTTATCTAGATTTCCGGTAATTTTATCTTGATAAACAGTAGAACCCTGTACAGCCCTTGGATTCCTTTTGCTTACATAAAAACTTACATCTCCATCGTATACCCATGCAGCCATACTAATTTTAATTACATCAGTTCCGTAATCGAAATTAGCAAGATAAGGATTACACTCAAAGGCATATATTTTAGTTCCGGGAGTATAATATTTACTTCTTCTGAATCTATTAACATATAGACCCCTAAAAGCTCCTAAGTCAATATAAACATTCATCTTTATAATCCTTTTGCCGCTTCCCCAAAATGTTCATATATCGGTGTGGTATCAAGCCCCAATTCTTTAAAACCGAGTAAATAATTTTTAATTCTATCTGCGCTTATCATTGGATACGGTATTTTATTTCTGCCCTCATTGTAAAAAAGATGTTGCCACACCATTTTCGGATGACACCATACTTTGCGCCCAGCTTTGCGATATTTTTCCTGTATATACCCTGTTTCTCCCCCAAATCCCCTGAATCCTGGGTTAAAACCTAGCCATGAAGAGCGCCGACATGCGAAAAAGCCCGCTCCCTGGGCCCATATTTCCCATTTCTCTTCTGGTAATACACTCACAGCAGGTGCCCATATACCCCACATCCTCGCTCTCCATTGCGGTAACCATTCACAAGCATATTTTGTCCCAATTGAATGCAATAGCGGCCCTTGATATAAATCGTCTCCGATTATTTCTACATCTAATGTTCCTGGCTTAACAAGAATATGGGAGTCTATACAAAGTATAAACTCCCCTTTTGCGATATCTATTGCCCTATTTTTGGCAGCACTCACTCCGGTTATTTCTGTATATCTATCATACCGGACAACGGTGCTACCGTTTTTTTTTATGTAATTGGCAAGACTATCGTTTCCTTGATTATCAACTACTATAATTTCGCAATCTTTGAGATTATGATACATTCGCAATGCCTGCACCGTGAAATAAACTTCAGTAAAATTATCATATGAAGGCATCACAATTGACCATTTAAGATTATCGCTCATTAAGCATCAACCTCTTCCCATAGATAACCAAATTGCATTACTGCACCGGTGGCAACAGTTGTGTCCGTTACAACAGCACGGCCAGGAGCAAGAATAATACTGCCATCAAGTTTTACAATATTTGGAGCAAGTCCTCCTAGTTGCACACTGTCAGCACCTTGTCCAAGCGTACAAATAATTCTTTCAATTACCGGCGCAACTATCGTTCCACCTTTGTCAACAATAGCAATTGATGTTGCGTAACCATTCCGGCAACATCTAGGAACTATATCAGTGGCAAATCCGGAATCCGTAGTTGTTGCTAGGGCCAGCAACGTTTCAGCAGTTAACGCAGCAGTACAAGCATAACTAAATTCGTGTACGACAATCAATTTACCGCTACCAGTTGGATTACAAAGGCCTAATCCAACAAAAGATGTGTTAAGTGTGGTACTCGTAGTAGTAGGCGTCTGCATTGCCGCACAGAAAAGCCGTCCGTTAATTGCAGCATCGGCATATATCCCACCACCATTTTTAGATAAAAGAATCCCATCATTATCAACAATGGCGGGCAGCCCTATACCAGTTCTTGTTTTTCCATACATAATTATTCTCCTCGCGGCCTAAATTGCCGCTGATTTAATTGCGTTTATCATTCTCAAATCCTGAACCCACATTCCATTATGGTAAATATATTCTTCACCTGTGTCAATGACATGGAATCCAGAACCTTCAGGCGCATCACTAGGTTTTACATCACTTGAGACGCCATTCCATTTTTTAATATTCGTTTCGAGACAAATTGACATATTAACCCCCAAAATAGGGCGGTTTCCCGCCCTTTATTTTATATAGCCTCGATATACGCGCCATCGTCAAGCGGAACATAAATAACCGACCATTTAACGGTTACTGTTTCGGCTGCTGAATTTAATGCTTCAATTGCACCAATTGGCAAAACCATGTCTCTGGTCATAGCCTGTGTCAATGCTGCCGAGACCCCATACATTGCATCACCGACAGCCCCGGTTATACTAACCAGTGTTTGTGCTTCAAGTGCACCTATAGCCAAAACCGTACACATGGCGGCGGTTGTCCCTGTTGTCGGATTTGATTGCAGGGATAGGTTTGTTGCTCCGGATGCGGCGACTGTTATCTGTCCTATAATTTGCTTTACAATAACCCTTCCACCTGCTATTGTAAATAGCGGAGTGGCAACACCGCTAATCGTCATAGCACCCGCATCACGATCAACACGTTTACCTGTAGTAAGTTCCGCGAAAGACTTTAACGGATCAAGTTGTGACATATTAATATTCCTTTCTTAAAGGCCGGTTTTATCCGGCCTATTAATTAACCGTTGTAATAAGTATCTTCGAGAATAAAAGCACTATAAACATTACTTGCATTACCCGCATTGCAATGGACACCGAGATATTTTCCCGACGGAACCAGGATCGACGGAACTTCAAATACAAGAAAATTGGTAAGTATACCATTTGTAAAATTAGCGGCAGGAACCGAGCCTGCTTTGGCATCTGTCTGTCTCGCTCCTGTCGGATATGTACTGTTATACAACCAGATAGGTACATTATCAGTCAATGCGGTTGTGTTAGTTGCCGCCGCATCGTCCGCCGTGGATAATGTCAGCGTAACTATTGTTGCGTGGCCCATTACAACAGGACATACAACAGATATAATACCCACTCCGGCAGTCGGTAGATAATCAACCTCCGTGACAGTATCGCCGGTAGTCCCCTGCTGCAATATTGCAGCACACTTAAACATTTCTGCTATTGAACTCATTGTAAAACTCCTTATTTTAAATTATGGTTAATTATCGCGCTGCAATTGTAATATATGGCGAAGTCGTAAAACTTGAATTTTTCGCGCTTGTAAGTGCAGAGTTGCTATATGGCAATCCGTTAAATCTGTACCGAAACCTGAAACATGATTCATCATACGCAAATTGAACGTGAATTGAAGAATCAGTTGCCAATCCACCTTTATCAATCCCGATATAATCACTCAGGTCTGCAAGAATTACGTCGCCGACATCACCAAGTTTGGGGCATTGTTCAATTGTGATAACCGGGCGTCCGAAAAGTGTACCATGAGGCGCCCCACTAATTCCCCCAGCAGGCATGTATACCGGGACTCCACCGGCACCGACTGTCATTGTCATCGAAAACAATTCCGGCTCGACTTCCTGATTTATAAGCCATACAGACCGGGGTTTAGACCGTGCTCTAAGCCGTGACCACATTTTAATAATGTTTTCATAAACAACCGTATCGGCTGCTTGCCCTGCTTCTTTCGTAACACTTATAAGGGATGCGCTGTTCAAAATGCCGAGCGGGATCCCTTTACCATCACCATTGATTATCGCGTCGTCAAGTTTATATGCCATCTCTGCGCCGTATGCTTTACGGACAAACGCCTCAAGCGTCCTAGCATCGGCCATCAACTCGTCGGTCATATAGCAAAACGCTAGAAGCTTCGAGAGCTTTATGTCAATCTCCCTGATCTTTGGTTTTGTCGTTGTTGCAGTTCCGGCTTCGGGTGTCCAATAAGCAAGTACGCCACCGAATCGGCTTCCGTCGGCCCTGGATGTTTCAGCCAATGCCGGAAGGGTGGTGCCGTTACGGTTTTCAGCAACAGGAAGTTTAGTTATCCTCGGATATACCTGTGATTGTTCCATAATCTCAGTCATCAGCATGCTTTCGTTTTCAGCGCCTACCATGAAACCACCGTCTGAGGATACCGTAACACTCATTCCAGTTGCAACATCCTGTATTCTCTCCGGCATTAATCGATTGTCAAATCGACCGTTAGGCGAATAAAAGTTTTTCACAGCGACAAGCATTTCGCCGAAATTGCCAAATTTGTTTTTGTCATCCTTTACATCAATTCTTGGCTGATTAGATGGTGTCGCTGGAGTTGCCAGGTCGTTTTTAATTTGGTTGATTTTTTCTTCCCTTGCGGCAGCGGCTTTGTAATTTTCGATTTCTTTTTCATAATCGTTAAATACTTTCTGCTCCTCATCGGAAAGGTCACGTTTTTCTGTTTTTGCTGTCTCAATAAGTTTGTTCATCTTGTTAAGACAATCGCGTATCATCTCTGCGAAATTCATTTAGAAACCTCCATCATTTTAAGTGAAAGATATTTTTGATTTGCAATTATTAGCCGTTCTGCCTTCT